CGAGCGTTATGTAAAACTATTAGCTAAGATTTTAAAAGATAGAGGGATTCATCCAAGCAAAGGTTTATGGACACATAAAGATATTACTTACAAATTAGGTGGAACTGACCACGAAGATCCGATTAATTATCTTCGCAGTCATGGTGTATCAGAATCACAATTCAGAGCGGACGTACAAAAGGCGTATGAAGGTGCAACAGTTACAGTTAAACCCAAACCACAAGAACCATCTCAAAACGTTGTAGGCGCAGCAGGAGTAGCCTATATTGAAGGATTTAACGTCAACTTAAGAAGTGGACCATCAACAAATCATGGTGTTATCCGTCAATTAAATAAAGGTGAAGCATATCAAGTATGGGGAAAACAAGGGGATTGGTTAAATCTTGGCGGTAACCAATGGATTTATAACAACTCATCTTACATTAAATATCACGGGGAACAAACTTCTGCAGTAAGTTCTGTAGAAGGTAAACGTGTTGTTTCTAAAGTGGACGACCTTCGTTTCTATGACTCTGCTTCTTGGTCTGATAAAGATGTAGCAGGAACGGTAGATGAAGGGCTTGGATTTACGATTGATGCTAAGGTATCTGTGAATGGTTCACCACAATACAAAGTACACAACAGTAAAGGCGTAACATACTATATAACTGCAAATGAAGCCTATGTGTATGTGAAGTAGAAAAAAGGGTATGCTCAAACTTGGGCATACCCTTTTTTTGTTTATTTCACGTAAAAAAATGGAGTTTTTTCTATAATTTAGCCTATATTTATTTGACGTGAGTCAAATAAAATGCTATAATAAGAGTATAAAGAAAAGGAGGTGAACAAAGTGGATTGGATGATAATCTTAGGAACGATAACAGCGTTCATAACAATTTACTCACAACTATCTTCCGGTGTTAAAAACACAATTGATATTTACTACAAAATCAAGGAAGAAAAAGAAAAGAGTCGCTCCCGCCAAGAAAACGACTCTGAGTAAGACACCGCAAGAGAGGGAAACCTCTCTTGTACCTAAGATTATATCACATGACACTATATTTTATGAAAAAAGTCATTTTTAGTAACATACCAATTATTGTTATTCTGGGGTACATTTTGTATCAAATTGATTACAACAATTTACAAACATTAGATTACATCTTCATTGTACTGTCTATACTTGCATTTGTAATGATGGTATTTAATTTAGTAACTACCTATATCAAGGAAAAGCAGGAGAAAAATAATGTATAAATTCGAAACCAAAGACGACTTAATTCGTTTTATTCAAGATGAAATCGTAAATACTTCGGAAGCATTAGACATTTTAGGTTGTTCACGCCAAAACTTAAATGTAATGATACAGAAGGAAAAAGTGAAACCAATTAAAGAGATGTCACGAGACCGATTGTATTTCAAAGAAGACATTCTAAAAAGCAAAGAACAAATGAGAAAGTAACCCTGGATCTAAAAGGGTTACTTTTTTATTTTATATCAACGAATTCTTCAAATTTTAAGCGTGTATTTAAGCCAAAAGCATCCGTGTAATGTACCGTTTTGTTTTGTTTATCAATATCTATAACAGTAATGTATTCATCATGGATATATCCATCACGATAGTATGAAATAAATATTTCTTCTTCCTCGTGAAGAGATTGCATTAACGCTCTTTCTATTCGTTCCATAGTATCTTGTGTTAAAAAAGGTTTAGGCACTTTATATTGTTCCTCAAACATTCTACGTATTTCCTCGTATTGCTCCGGCATCGAAGCAAACGGGTTCCATTTCACCATACCTCTTCCGCGCACTGTGGGAAAGCCGTTGTATTCCATGATGTAATACCTCACTTTTGTTTTTTTAACTCCATTATAAACGAACGTATGTTCTTTTTAAAGCGTAAATAAATTAATTTTACATTAAGTGGATTATTAGCTTAATTCTTCAAATTTATAGTGTTTACTTTTATACTTACTATAAATAAATATAAAGAGGGAGATTGAGAATACAAATGCAAAATTATGATGATTTAGCAGTTTCTATTTTAAATCAATTAGAAAAAGAATTTCATAAACACATCTTTCAAGATGCTATGACAATACTTGAATTACCCAATGTTAAAACTAAATTTACTAGCTTTGCAACCAATATTAGAGAGCTGACAAGGGAAGTCCTCAAAACGTTAGCACCCGATTTCGAGGTAGAAAGTTGTGAATGGTACGAGGAACCAGAAACTGAAGGGAACTCTAAAATTACCAGAGTCCAACGTATGACGTATGCTATTAAAGGTGGACTTTCTAACCAGTTTATTGAAGATGAATTAGAAATTAATTTTGATACAGTCACGTCAAAACTCAATCAAGTAATTGGTAAGCTTAATAAATATACACATATAAACGAAACCGTGTTTTCTAGAGGTGATGAAGCGGGCTACGAAATGGCTAATAATACCCTGGTGGCATTCAACAACTTCCTTAAAACTATAACTGAATTTCGAAGTTTAATTGTACATAGCTTAGAAACAGAACTATATAATCAGGTCTCTGATGCCTTAACAAACGATACGATACAAGAAATTGATGAAATAGCAACGCATTATTTAATTGAATCTATAACACTAGATAATATTACTATTTCAGAAATTACTTCTAGTAACTTAGTTATAGATATTTATGGTTCAGTAAATGTCGAACATCAATATGGTTCAGACGGTGATTTCAGAAGAGGAGATGGTTTACGATTTGGAAACTCATATTCATTTAATACATCATTAGTTTTAAATGTCGATGACCCATTGGCTGTATCCATAGATCCGGATTCTATTCAGGTTGAGAACTCTTCGAACTATGAATTTGATTTATAGATGTTTATGGTTCAGACGGTGATTTCAGAAGAGGAAATGGTTTACGATTCGGAAACTATTCATGTTGATAATGCTTCGAACTATGAATAAAAAAAGCACCATCTTCATGAAGAAGATGGCGCAATATACCCGAAGTGATTATATCATACTATTGATTAAGACCATATTAATTTAGAAATAACATAAGTAGCAGCAGGAAGAAAAAACATAAGAGATAGTGTTCCATAGTACCAAATACGGTCTGATTTACATTCTTCAATACCAAACCATTCATTCAATCCCTGGTACTTTTTCGTAAAGAATGAGCGGATTGTTCCGAACAGTTCCTTTTTGCTATGTGTTTGTGGTAGAATAGGCTCACTAGTAGTTAATTTGAATAGGGTATTTGACATTGTTAAATCATCCTTTCAGATTTTCAAAGTGGAGAGAACGCTCTTTCGTGCCGGCAAGCTGGGAAGAGCGTTCTCTTTTTATATTCAATTTTATTTACTCTTTTTCGAAATTACCGCCCCTACCTAACTTGGGGCGTTTTCTTTCAACTTTTTTAGGCTCTACTTTTTCTTCTTTTATTGGAGAAATAATAATAGAACCACTAGTATGCATGTATTGTCTAATAGCAGTACGTACCATTTCAGCTTTTCTATTACGTGGTAAAGATTCTAACCAATCTTTAATATCTTTATCTAATACATCATCATAAGAAAGAGGATATACCTTATTCGCCATCTTCTTCGCCTACCTCAAATTTACCGTATCTGTAGAAGCCCTCCACGTTTGCAGTTTGGCTTTCTTCTAATTTTGTTACTTTACCAATCCATTCTTCCAATAACTCATGGAATGTATTCGCACCACCACCAGAAACTAGTACTTCATCAAAGCGGTCAAATGTTTTCCATGCATTATTTACTCCGTTTACGATAAAATCATAAACTTCTTTAATCGAAGCAGTTTTTTCATCATTAAAATCAATTGGATCCATACGCTTTGAAGCTTGGTAAGCACCTTCTTCAAATACTTTTTCTAATTTATAATCATTAATAGTTGCACTTGTTTCTTTTTTAATTTTAGCTACGATTGGTTCATAAACATCATGCATTCCCTTTGGAACAGAAGTAGATTCTTTTTCACGACGCAGCATAGAGATTACATCTAAATCTGTTGTACCAGTTCCGATATCAATAATACCTACTGTCATATCTTCATAAGAATCATCTGCTACAAATCCATCTTCATCTAAATAACGGCTCATTACAGTTCCTACTGGTTGAGCAAGAACAATAACATCTACAACATTTAACGTTACTTTTTTGCCATTTACCTCAAGCTCATGAGTTCCTTGATAAACTTCTTTAATTTCATCAACGGCTTTTGTTCCTATTTCTTGGCTTGGAACACCTGTTACAACTAAGATTTCATCGTAACTTTTCACATTTGTTTTAGCAGCCATTTCAGCTAATGCAATTTTTGATAGTGTTTTATACTGATTAGTTTTATAACGATTTTGTTGAGCGTATGTGTTTAAAGTATTGTTCACTTTAATTATGTCATCGCCCCAAACATATTCTGTTCCTTCAACTTTATATGTTTTAAGCTTCATCTTTCCACCAGACAATGCTTCTCCTACATTAGAAGAGAATGAATAGATTGCTGGAAGTGTCTTTTTAAACACATCTGTACGCATTTTAACAGCGCCATTTCCGTGATCAATTGCAAATACTTTAGTCATTTTATCGACTCCTTTAAATTATCAATACTTATACATCAGTTATGTAATGCTTATATAATGTTAACTTAATTCTATACCAAACAGAGATATTTTTCAATGTTTTATTAACGATTATACAATGGTTATATAATTGTTAATAAAAAGAGATCCTTCAAAAGGATCTCAATAAAATATAATTAAATTACTACTGTAAACAACCTTTTAACTTTTTATATTCTTTAGTACGACACCATTCTATCTGGTAACTCTCCCCAAAAATCAATCAATGCATTTGCATATGTTTTGAAATCTTGATCACTTATATTAATAACCACATGGTTTAAAGTTGTTTGATACAAATCTAATAGATTAGTTGATACATGTGAAGAATCAAAAATATCTGGTCTGATTTTCAATAAACCTTCAGCGGACACACCTGGACCATGCTTTATTACATTTGCTAGTAGTCTTAGCTCGTTTACTTTGTCCCAACAGGTTAAAGTTTCAATATCAACATTAAATCCAAGAAAGAACTCCTTTATTTTACCAATATTTACGCAAAAATCTTTATATTCTAGTTCTTGCTGATTTTTATTAAAAGCTTTATAGCCGCTGCTAGTCATTTCTTTATATAAAAATCTTCTAACTTGTTGTTCCCAAAATTGATACATTGTAGAAATCCACATTAACTTTGTGTTGTATCTCATTAACGAAACATTTTCATAATAATCTAGACCAAATTGCCATGCATCATCTGCAAAGTCACCGGGATCATAGTCTTCATAACCTGCTCCCACGTTCCTCATCATATTGTTATAAGCGTTGTTAGCAATCTCCTCAGCTTCCTGGTCTATGTTATCGAAAACCGGAGATATTCTTTCAGTATAAGTTTGAACATATAATTCATATGGATGTTGCAAATTTTCTCTTAGACCATTCTCTAATAACATAACGCAAACCATTTAGATCCCCTCCGTTTATGATAAATATATAATCTTACCAGAATCTCCACCAAGGCTTTTTATTTGTTGCTGCAGTTTCTAATAATACTCGTTTATCTTCCTGGATTTCTCTTATTGCACTCATAAGCTGCTGATCTCGCCTCTCTAATCTCTCATCAATGTAACGTTGTTGCTCATCCATTTTCTTGGCCATTTGCTTTAATATTTCATTTTGCTGTTGAATCATTTCTTTTAACTCGTTATATCGCTCGTCATGTTGCTCATTTTCCGTTATAACATTCGTATCAACCTCTGATACATCTTTTTCCCTAACCCATGTCATTATTGCGTTACAAGCCTGTTTTAACGTCATATCAGGGTGTGATTTAATTTCAATTAACTTCCTTAGTGTTATAACATCGTTATCCATAAATCCACGATGCCCATGTTCATTTTTGTGGAAGTGATAACCTTGTTCCTCGAGCATGATACAGTATTTTCTCAAAGTGGACTCCTGGATCTTTAACATCGTCGCTACGTCTTTGCTAATATACACGGCTTGAGAGCTGCCTGTTTTATCTGTCATAGCATCATCACCTCGTGTTATAACATTCGTTATGGTGGAGGGGAAACCCTTGTCTTCGTCAGAAAACAACAAGAATCCCTTAATGATGTGTTTGGGTTTAAAAATAATTTGTACGGTGCGTGAAATTTCTTTTGTCTATAAATGCTCATGAGAGGATGCTAAATTCTGTATTCTATTAAAATCATCTAAAGTTAAATGCACTATAATAAAATGGTAATATATAGAATAGACAACCTATTAAATATAAGAAAAGAGGGAAAATACATGCTAGATTTTAAGGAACTATCTAAAGATGGGACTGATTTAGAACGCCTGGCAAGGGAGATTTTTGTTCGTGAAGGATATGAAACTCATTGGACTGGAAAAGGCACTGATGGGGGAAGAGATTTACTAGTAAAAGAGAAAGTTAAAGGACCATTAAGTACATTTGAAAGATTATGGTTAGTTCAGTGTAAACATAAAGCTCATTCAGGAGACTCGGTTGGAAAACACGAAGCTAACTCCTTAATTACTGATTGTAGAAGAGTAGGAGCGACTGGTTATTTAATGATTTGCACCACCGCTCTTACATCCGGATTAATTCAAGCATATACAGAATTAAAAGAACAAGAAAATTTAGTGATAGATTATTGGGATGAAGTCCGTTTAGAGGATAGACTTTTAAAACCTTGTAACTTTTCGTTGATTGATCAATTCTTCCCAAAAAGTTCTAATGATGTTGGTTTGAAAATTTATAATACAAATTCCCCATCTTTTTGGGCGGCAAATTATAAAGGAGCATTTTTCTATCTTTCATCTCGATTGGCAATGCATTTTCCGACAACTGCTTATATTGACACTGTTTACGAGCGTATTGAATCTGCAAAAAAAGAACATAAACTTGATAATATGAAGATGGATCTACAACTCAGATGTATTTATTTTGATGATAAACATTGGACGTATATAGTATTTATTGACATCATATTAGATGAAAATACACTTTCTGATAATCCTCAAGAAGCAAGAGATTTAATAAATAAACTCGAACGAATATTTGAGGAGAAGGTATTCGAAGGATATGTTAGTGATGGTGAGGGATACGTATCTGTGGATTGGGATGTAAAGGCATATCGAGAAAAAACAATGAGCGATAGATATACACCCCATGCTAAGAAATTTTATACACCTTACATGGAGAATTTCAAAATAGGATTTAGCAGACGATATTAATATTGTTACTACAAATAGCTAATCTTTTACATTATAACTACTTATGAGGTCATTTGTTTTTATGACTTCATACTTAAAGTTGTTGAATAAAAATTAATGAATATAGCCCCTCCAGTAATAATTTTTGGAGGGGTGGGTCAAGTTGTTATTCTTCATCCTTAAAAATAACAACTTGATTTTTGTGATACAATGACGCACGAATGTTGAAGTATTTATTATCTTTATAATTACCTTCACTTGTTGTACATAAGGCACATACTACAATATGTTGACCTGGTTTAAAAGCCTTAGAAGGAATATCACCTTCATTAGCAAAAATAGAGACTGCAGGAATGTGTTCTACATCTTTACTCCTTTTACCGAACTGGAGATTTACAGCATAGCGGCCTTCTTGTTTTAAAGGTTTAATGTCTCTTACAGTTCCTTCAATGCAAATAGGATGTCTTTTTTGTCCTGGTTTTGTTAAGTAAGTATAGGCATCCATATATCGTCCTGAATCATAATAAAAATCAGACCATTTAACTTTCTTTCCATACATTTCAATTTGTACAATAGATTCCAAGTCGTTGGAATTATCTTCTTCTACAGCTTTTCTCAATTCAAGAATCTTTTTCATTGTTGCTAGGTAAGAACTTAACTTTCCATTAGATGCATATTTACGATCTTTCCTTGGTGCTGTAGTTCCATTACTGTTTGTAGAATTCGTATTTTGGCCACCTAACTCTTTTAATGGCTCATGGATCATTGTTAATCTAAACGTAAATTTATTTTTCTTTACACTCTCTAAAATTTTATCATCAGAATCTTTTGCAATTGTAGTAACTTGCCCGACCGTATTATATTTACATCCTTCCTTATGATCTATCCCTGGTTTTCTCGTAAAGTGAGTTGGAATCCAAGTTTCAGCTCTAAAATGTCCGTTTTTATGAATGACCTCTTTCCTACAGATATGGCACTCTAGTCCTTTTTTAAATTCTGGATGTTCTTCTACATATTTGGCCGTTACATCTCTATTTCTTTTAGTTGAGTATGCATCTTTCATTTTGACCGCCATGATTACCCTCCCTATAAGTACAATATTAAGATTTATTGATATCAATCTATAAAATATATGATAACCCTCGGGATTTAATTGCTCAAATATATATGTGGGAAAATACTGTTAATAATCTTACTTTGCGCTAACTTAATATATTATATATCCAACCTATGAATATAAAACCCGCAACTGGAGCGAATAATTTTCGGGAAAACTCATTATCAAAATACCGAGCTATAATTATTCCCAGTATTGCTATGATTAGTATTGGAGGACCAAATAACATCGCTAGAAACCCTACTATATTATTCATACTTTGACTAAAAATTTCTGTACTAGATGACATATGTTAATTCCCTTCTGTATGTTCAGTTGGTTTGAATTTTTCTAATTTCTAATCTGTCTTAAAACCTTCTTTATTTACTTTCCTGTTTCCACTTATCTGAGATGAAATCTAACACTTCTTCTTTAGACATGTTACCATCAGTGTAGAAATAAACGATATCTCCTGCGTTCTCTCCGATTAATTGATCAATAAATTTCTCCAAAGAATCCATCGCTTCTGGAATATCGAATTCCACACCTAAGTTAGCAAAAGTTATATAGGTTTCTTGTCTTTCTTTCTCTATATCCAATAAAACAGAAATAACTTTTAATGTTTCATCTTCTGATATAACCCAAGAAAGTTCGGGTTTAATTTTTAAAAGACGGTTTGTAAATTCTTCTTTACTTTCAGTTCCGAATCGAAAGTGTTGTATATTCTCGAAATAAACATCTTTAAACACATTTTCAAGTAAAACGTTTGCTGCATCTTCAAAATCTAACATAGAAAATAATTCAAAAATAGAATCTAATCCTGCTTCTTCAAGCGGATTTAGGGCTTTAAATATTCTTTTTTCTAGTTCGATTAAGGATACTACTACATCTACTTTTCTCATAAATATTCCTCCTATAATTGTTTTATTGATCTAACCAGTTAAAGAATAAAACATTTCCTTTAAATTCATCTTTATTTTTACGTATAAATGCCTTTGCTGTTTCTACAGTGTTTTCTCTTTCGATAACCATAGCAAGACGACCAGCGTAAAAAATAGTAGGTTTCTGAACCGGATTTGATGTTTGACTACGTTCTTCAACTGTTTTTAGAAATTCATCGATAGATTTATCTACTTGTTTCATAGTACCAATACGTACATTTTTGTCTTGTAATGTTTTTAATATATCCAAAAATTGTTGTTTACTCTTAAATATCTTTCTGTCTCTTAGTCTTTCAATAACAGATTTGTAGAATAGATTAGACATTTGATTGATGTATTCTTCTTCCTCTTCATTTTCTAAATTTAATCCCTCTACTATATTAAGTAAATTATCTATATTAGAAGAAGAGGAATTAATTATCTGTTCTTTTTTATTATCTTGTTTTTTTATTAATTTATCTTTTTTATCTTTTTTCTTATTAGTACCCGATTTTTCCGTACTCGGTTTTTCCGAGCTCGGTTTTTCCGTACCCGGATTTTTAGGGGATGGTTTTGGTTTTTCATCCATACCCGATTTTTTAGGGGATGGTTCTTCTGTATTTTCTCTTGGTATTACAACAGATTCGATGTAATAAAGGTTTCTTGAGAATTGCCCTTTTTCATTTTTTTGCTTTTCTATATTGATGTAACCTTTAGTGATTAGTTGTTTACGATATTTATAATAAGTATCTTCGCTCATTCCTAAATCTGTACATTGAATATCTACACTTGGAAATGCTGTACGTTCTTCATTTGTATTACCCCAAGCATAACTACATAAGTAAGCATATATTAATTTTGCGTTCTTATGTAATGAACGATCTCTCATGACATGCTGTGCTAATAAACCAAATCCTTTTTCGTAAACTGTTCCTCTCATTTGTATAACTGAATCCAACATAAAAAATCCTCCAATTTTTTTACCCCGACCAAAAAATGGGTGCAAGAAATTAGAGGATTGTAGTTCACATTTTTTAAAGTATATGCTATCATAGACGTAGCGATACACATTTAAATATGTTAATACAAACCTCGTGTTCTAATTTTCATCGGTTATTGTAGGCGACCAAACCACGTAAACCTTTGAAAATTCCGTCGGGGTTTTTTGTTTTTTTATTTATATGAAATATTTAAAGTTTTAAATTTACATTTGCAATTTATGTATCTACTTCTTTATGATAGCAGAGATTTGCTGAAAAAAGAAGAGTAAAAGAAAAGACCGTCGTTTGATGGTCTTTTTTGTTATACTAAAACAAAAAGGGGGATGTAATATATGCATGTTTTTTTTGATAATATCTTAATGTATTTAGAACACTATAATATTCCTTGTACATTTGTATTGAGTAATGGAAAATCATTAAAGGGAAAAATAGTTGGTAGAGAACAATATATGATTTACGTTGAAACAGATGAAAAACAACATTTTTTATTTAAATCTAATATTATGGATATCATTCCAAATGAGAAGTTGGATCTACCAAAAGTAAAAGAATCTGTGAAAAATCATATAGCAAAGAAAAAAGAGTCTGTGGTGAAGTAATACATAGAAAAAAACAAGATTTTTTAGTGGTAGTTATACCTAATATGATAAACTAGATTTAACTGTATATTGTGAGGGCGGGAGGTTGCTATCCTTTCTCTGATCTTAGAGAGAAGGGAGGTGACCGAATGGATTCTTTATTTAATTTATTGTATGACGCTGCTAAGGTATTCCTTACAGTATTTGCAACAGCTTATGCGAATGAGCTTGCAAAAAAGATTAGCAATAAAAGAAATAAAAATACCGCCCCAAATGCCGGCAAGCGTAAGGGCGGTACTAAACGAAAATAACTATTAGCAACCGACCACCTTGCGGTATCAGTTACTGGAAGAGATGTTAGCGCATCTCTTCTTTTATTTTATGCAATTCAGTTAGATGTCATACTCTAGTCATATCATAACAAATAATCAGAAAAAAGAAAAGACACTCAAATGAGTGCCGATCTTCGACTTGAAAACCACTTTAATTTTAATAATATGTATATGGACTTACGTCCAAAGATAATTTTAACATATTTTCCGAAAAATGAAAGCGTATTCTTTAACTTACTTAATTACCTTTGGATTATAAGAGTGCTCTTACACTTACGACAAGCAATCTTCTCTTCTTTAAACATTATTAGATTTTCAGCATTGCATTCGGGACATACTGCAGCAAATGGTGTTTTTATATTTTTATAGCATAAGAAAGAAATAGCCGCCAGGATTAGAGCAGGAATAACAAGCATCATAATTAAGAAAAGAATTGCACAAACGCCTGTAATTATGGAAAGTGGCTTCATTAGTTTTCTAGCAAAAGAATTTGCTTCGTTATCTTTTGAACGGAAAGGAGTTACTATAAAAGCCTTAGTTTCTTTTTTTATAGGGGAAGATTTACCCCTTGTATGTGACCGATTATTTGGCGTGGTAGTGTTTTGAGTTGCTGAAGCACTTGAGCTTGTTCTTTGTTTAGAGCCTTTCTTTTTGCCTATACGTTGTTCATATGAGATTCCCGTTCCAGGCAAAGAAGTTGTAATTCTAGATCCGGATGGTCCGGTACTAATGCTAGCGCCTTTTACACCTGCACTTACTCCTACACCTTTGTGTGTAACGTTTATTTTCACACCAGGGGCAACTTTGATACTTTTACGAAACTTAAAACCCATAATATCGTATCCTCTCTATGGAAATAGTAGATTTCTTAGCTAATTATAACAAATAATTAATTCTAATATTCCTATATAGCGTGAAATGAGGTAAATAAAAAAGAGAGACAATGTCTTTATATTAGATTAAAAAGTACTTTTATTCGTTTTTTGATCTAAATGTTCAATAATAACTTTTTCCTTGCTGCCTTTTATTTCTCCTACTAATTCATTATTCTCAACAAAAATACGATCAAAAATAGGGATTTTAGTCATTTGAATAGAATTGGTATTGTTTAGTTTCTTTGCTTTTCTGAAATCCTCTAAGTTGATAATCATTTTGGTAATCCTTTCTACTTGGGAATGTATGTTCTTTTTTGCTTAAAAATAAAAGCCCAGGGAGGACTAATCATAGCAACATACTGACTTTTGATATTTAAGTAATAATAATTCTTCCGGAATCCCTGTATGATGAGAGATTGCATCGATAGTTTTAAACTCTTTTGCATATGCATGCCAATCCTCATCGGGCAGTAATAATTCAACTGCAAATAAATTAGCTTGTCTTTCAAATTTATCTACAGATAAAAATGTATTAGCACGTAAAAACGGAGTATTGACATGTTTATGCATTTTACAATGGCCCAATTCATGGGAGCAAGTAACAATTTGTTCGTTGATACTTAAATTTTCGTTAATGCAGATATACTGGTTTTTCTTATTATATTTATAAAAACCCATGATGCTTGGATCTAAATTTTGATAAAAAACGTGAACATTTAAACGTTCAGCTATTTCAAAAGGGTTGGTTGTATTAAATCTCGCTGCTAGTTCTAATGCTGTGTCTTTTTCGTAGTAACCCAATTGATTCTCCCTCCCCTGACTCACTCTGATTCATTTCTATATTTCTTCGGGATGTATTTCTTATTTATCTTTTGAGTGTGTTTCACAATATACTCCATTGCATCCATTAATGAATCTAAAGCTTCTTCAGTAAGGGGTTCACCAGAAAACATTAATCCGTCAGAGTCTGTTAGATCTTTTCTGATCTCTTCCATTCTTTTTCCGATGTCTTTTTTATCTTTCTCAGTAAATCCTTCAGCATCTTTAATAATATCTTTATTTTTTTGTTCAGTTCTTCCTAGTAAATAATCAATTGAAACATTAAAGTATTGTGCTAGTGCTTCGACTCTGTCAATTGAAGGTTTTTGTTTTTTTAGCTTATATAGAATGTTGGGACTCAATCCTAATTTTCTTTCTAATTCAGCTATGGAAAGACCTTGGTTATCGGCCAATTCTTTAACTCTTTCAAATAAAGTCATATATATCATTCCCTTTAATGCAAGAACACATCTTACCTAAAAGTAAGATATATTTGTTGACATCTAACCTATAAGGTAGTAATATGTGTCCATAAGCTATTTATTTAGCCTTTAAACAAAACAGATATAAAGCCAGAAACCACGTTCCCCAACGTACAAAGGCAATAAATGTATGTTTATTTAGCTATGCTTAAATATTAACCTATAAGTTAGAAAGTGTCAATAATAAGCTGAATAATTAGCTTATTTTCTAAAAACGAGGTGAATAGAATGAGAAATGAATTTGGCATGAAAGTTCGAGCAACGCTATTCGCTAAAAATATGCAACAAAAAGAATTAGCAAAGCTGCTTGGAATATCAGGTGCTTATTTATCAGATATTCTTCGAGATAAACGTGAAGCGAAGAATGTCAGAGTGAAAATCATAAAAATTTTAGACATGAAGGAGGTTTCATAACAAGAATGAGTCAATTGCAAGTTGTTCAGCGGCCGGTTAGTGAGTTTGTTTTTGCGGAAGGTAATAAGGTAGTGACGGACAGTTTAACAGTTTCAAAAATGTTTGATAAAAATCACGATGATGTTTTAAAAGATATCCGTAAGCAAGCAGAATATGCAGGAGTTGAATTTTCACTCGGTAATTTTTCCGAGTCAACTTATACGAATACCAGAGGACGTATTTATCCTAAATACAATTTGACAGAAGAAGCTTTTACTCTTGTAGTTTTCAGTTATAACACAAAAGAAGCTGTGCAGACAAAAATTAAGTTCATCCAAGAATTTAAGCGAATGAAAGAACATATCCAGAAACAAAATGATCAACAAAAACAAATGTCTCCACTGCAAATGATTAACACGATTTCATCTGAAATGATCAAACAAGATGAACGGTTAGAAACAATTGAAAACAAGTTAAATGAAAAGATGACAATCGATAGCTATCAACAAACAACGTTACTAAACGCAAAGTTGCGTCGAGTGGAAAGGCTTTGGGGTGAAGAACCAAAAATCCGTGAAGCATTTGAAGATAAAAGAATTTTACATAGTAGAGCGTGGAAAGATTTTAGGAAAGCTTTTGTAGTTCCGAGTTATCGTGATACGAAAGAAAAAGATTTTGAAGAAGCTTTAACTTATTTGAAAGCCTGGAGACCAGGACTTATATAAGTACAATAGGGAGGTTTTACAAATGGCAATAGATTTAAATAGTTTCGCAGATGGTGCAGTCGCAGAAAGATTTGATGCGGAATTCGAAAGAGTTTTAGAAAATATGGCAGACCCTAATACGGATCCAAAGAAACCACGAACAATTACATTGACTCTTTCAATTACTGGTGATAAAAAACGTGAAGTTTGGGATTGCCAGGTGCAAGCAAAATCTAAGTTAGCGCCAACTATAGAAGTAGGATCAAAAATCCTTATGGGCCGTGATCATGATGGACAAGTTGTTGGCCAAGAACTGGCTTCTGGTATAAAGGGTCAGTACTACATGGATATGGAAGGTGATATTGCTAACGATGTAGGCGAAAAAGTTAAAACGGAGGAACTTTCTACCGAAAATGGAGTAGTAGATTTTCGCAAAACAAAAACAAACTAATAAATCGTAAAGGGGAACTATAAAATGATTAAACAAGCAATGGAGTACTTATTAGAAACAGCAGGAGTAAAAATTGAAAAGGTTAATGATCGTCCATACTCTACTCAACCGTTATATGCAGTAAAGGAACCAACAGCAGTAGGGATTACAGTTAACAGCCTTTCTGGTTTAGTAGATTACATCAAATCAGAGTTTGATGGTGATCATCCTTTAATGATTCATGTTGAGAACCCTAAAAATGTTTCATGCTTCACGAAAGTTAATAATGATTATAACCGTAGTATCTTTATGGAAGCTAAAGCTCTTACACCACAATTTTCTTTTGAGAGATTTCATGATCCAGAAAACTTTAATATCAGCTTGCAGTCTGCATTTGTTAGGAACGATGATTGCGAAGCAATGCTGAAAGTCGTGGGTAATATAAGAGACGAAAACATTAATACATATAAAGATGATGGTGTTTCGCAAACTGCAGTTGTGCAAACGGGTGCTTCAAGAGTGAATGCAGCAGTGCCAAATCCAGTGACGTTACAGCCGTACCGTACTTTCGTTGAAGTTGAACAGCCAGAAAGTCCATTTGTATTTAGAATGCAGAGCGGCCCTAAATGTGCATTGTTTGAAGCGGATGGCGGTGCTTGGAAATTAGAAGCAATTGAAAACATCAAAAAGTACCTGGTTGAGAAACTAGCAGACGAAATTGAAAACAAAAAAGTATTTATCATTGCTTAATAGCAATTTATATAACTTTCAGCTACGCCTTTAGCGGTGTGGCTGGAATTGAGGTGAAATAGATGGGATTAGCCGATAGGGTACTTCCAGAGCATATACAAAGAGCTGGGGCTTTAGAGAGTCAGCTACGTGAATATATGAAGAATCAAAAAATGTTAGAACAACAGAGTAATAGAGCGATGAACAATTGTGAGGTAACAACTGCATTGGAATTAAAGGAATTAAGTAATAAGCAAAAAGAAGAAGCTGTTGCAGTTGAAAAAGAACTAATTGAAATGTACATGCAAAAACAGAAAAAAGATAAATACATTAGAGATGAAGAACAAAAAAAGGTGCTTGAGGTAGCGAATCACCTGGAATCGCTAGGCGGTAATCCAAAAGTAGTAGAGAAAATAAGAAAAAACGCATAAAAAAAGATCCATCATATTGATGGATACTCAAAAAGTTAAAGGTAGATATAGATTTGGATTTAAAAATAAATTTACATTTGCAATTATAACACAGTAAATACGCAAGCGGCCAAAATATGTGTATTTATAAAAATATAAAGATTAACAAATTTAAGAATATAGATTATATAGCAGGGAGCTGAAAGTAATGAATGTTTTGTTGTTCAATGATAATAGTGAATGGTGCGATATCTGTAGTGCAGTAATTCCGACTGCTGATGTGAAAAATATGTACATTGAGGGATGCGAGAAAACGCTTTGTAAGTCTTGCCGTGGTGAAATGGAGCTTAAATTAAAAGTTGTTGAGACGAACGTGATTCAAGATATGTTAAAGCTAATTATCAAAGGATACGGTATGGATAAAGTAAGGGACTTTGATTTAATGAAAGCGGAAAGATACGTAAAGGAAAACGAAATAGCTTTTGTGATTGAAAAACGCGGAGGAAAATTCAATCAAGAAAAGCTAGGTGAATTTGTATCGCTTTCTACAAGTGAAATTGTATCAATTCTACAATACTTACAAAAAAAGATTGGTACTCATTTATGGATGAATGCAGTTATTGGTGCGTTACTAGATAGAGGGCTTGTATACACGCTGCAGTTAGAAGAAGGTGTTCATGATGACGGAACAACTGACATTCTTGCTTGATGATAGCTTTACGGAAGATCCAGAACCATTTGATATAGAAAATGCCAAAGCGAAGCACCTGCCAGGACGAGTAGGATTCGCTGATGTACTCGCAATTATCCCTTGTGACGTATGGAGTGCGGAAGAGCTTGCTCGATCTACAGGTACTAGGCAAGATAACCATTATGACATGTATATCGACTATGTAACAGCGTTATGGCGGTATAAACGAGCGCAGGATAAAAGTTTCTTTTGGGACGAAGCAGAAGAGATTTGCAAAGACGCAAGGGAATCGCAGGAACCGCAGCCGTTACGAATTTATTTTGATAGCGGATTTAAACCGCAATATGTAACTAAATATTTGGAGGGTTAAAGATGAAAATTGTAGCAGTTATTGTACCAGTACCGCAGTTTATCAAAACACCATTCGAACTAGGTGACTGGGTAGCCTATGAATGTAATGATTACACAATGTTTGCAGAAGTAAAAGCGATGGAAGTTGAGAGGAAGAACGGTCGTATCAAAATTTTAGGTGTATGGGGAAATCATAGTGTAGCTAATGCAGGTGATAAAGGATGGGAATATGCAGATCAATGCCGTTTAGCAACAGAAGATGAACAGTATTGGGAAGAACGCCGCAGAGTCTTCGCTAAGAAAAAAAGAAGAAATAATGAATTTCATTCGGGTGATTTCGTTAGTGATGATAGTCGTGTTTTAACTGTAGGTCATCAAGATAAAGATACAGGGATTGTAACGGTGCTAGTAAATAATTCAGATGAATCATACGAAGTGGAACCGCATGATTTAGAAATACTTTTCTTTGCGGAAGATGCTGCAGGTTGAACCGGTAAAGAGTATATTTAACGTTTTTTGAATATTGGGAATTTAAAAGGTGAAACAAGATATTGCGTAGAGAAAAATTGATTGGAAAGTTAATAGCTTTAGAGTGTTATAGGACAAAGGACCGCCAATTGTGGGAATTGGACGAACTAGAATTGGCGGTCTTACTCGTTATAACGATCATAAAACGTTTAAAGGAGAATGGAATCATGAAATTTGAAATCTTATGTAATTGTGGAATGGATGTAGTAGCGGAACAAGAAAAGGGGAATGCTGCAGTACTTCCTATTATTGCTACAAAGGATAACGGAATCCAGGGCGTTATGGTCCAAACAACAGAAAAAGAAATTCAAGTTACATGTACAAATTGTAATGAATCCGCGCGGTTCTTATTGGAACCAGAGAAAAGAGTGGAAGAAAGTCCAATTCTTGAATGGTCGAAAGTCTCATTAGTTAGCCAGGGGGGAGAACGATGAAATCTACATATAAATATCATATTTCAACAGTCTTCCCTCACTGGCGTTGTAATCACATTGTAGTAAAAGAAAATGAAAAGATGGCAAAATATCATTTTTACAAACAAATTAAAAAGCAAGGTTTTATCAATATGCCATTCGAACAGTTTGAACCATTTATCACTTGTGAATATAGAGGGGTAGTTGATATAGCAACCCTATTCGGTAAAGAAGAACCATTCCGGAAGATGTGTAACTTTAGAAGAATTCCATTCGCAAAACGTGGAATGCGTGTCGAAGTGCAGGGAAAAACAGGGACGATCGTCGGGAATTGTAAAAATGATTTGTTTATTGTATTAGATGATAACCCTCATAAATTTCGATTCAATCCACATTGGGAAATTGTTTACTTCAATGAAAAAGGTGAAATTATTAAAGACTATCGTAAAGGGGCCTCTGCATTATGAGACATACATCAAACCTATATGTAATTACTCCGGAAGAAACGCAGCAGACTTTTGATATTACAGAGTTGTTCGAAATGCAGAAAGAACTAGATAAGCGAATCGGATATAAGGGTAACGATAAGTTAGATATGCTGTTCCGCGGGTTAATGGTTGAAATTGGTGAAGCCTGGAACGAAACAAGGGCCTTTAAAATGTGGAGCACAGGATTTGGAACACCAAAGGATGGGCTATTGGAAGAACTAGTTGATGGATTGCACTTTTTAATGAACATTGTAATTGAATTAGATCGTCATACATTAAAACGAAAACTCGTATCGGGTTTTTCAAATCAATACATTATGAAGAAAAACATATTAAATGTAAACAGACTTTTTGAATGGTATATGCAGGATATATTATCAGCTAAACGTGCATGGTGTGAATTTAGAAATTTAAGTGTAGCATTAACTCATTTACATAAAGCGTTCGGTATTTTCTTCCGTCTTTGCTATTTATACGGTTATAAATTTGAAGATGTTGTACAGGCCTACAAGGAGAAGAATAAGGAAAACTTTGAACGCCAAGCGAGCGGATATTGACATGTATACATTTGTTGTTACTTATGAACTACCGCCAATGGAAGGGACGCTAAATGTAGATATAAATGCAAAAGATGAACATGAAGCTTTATATATTGCTAGGAACTTTTTGTATCGTGCTGCTATAGTGCACGGTGCTAAACAAAAATATTATCAAATGTGAATTTTATTAAGAAATGGGGAACGAGAAATGAATGAAGAGGTACAAAGCTTAGTGAAAAAGACACAGGGATGCTTTCCAAAGGCTTTTGTAAATAGTAGTAACGAATTAATATTTGACCCTAGAAGCAACCTTTCTTTCAGATTAGAGGACGTAGAAAATCATTTGGATTTTCTATGCAAGATGTTCGCATGGTTATCAAGACCAATTAGTAAAAGTTTGAGTGATTATAAGTCTAGAAAAATCCTAAAAAGCTTTAATCAGTTATTAGGGACAAACTTCACAAAAAAAGAAATGTTACTGATTTACGATCGCTTAGGAAACGATGCGAATAGAAAATTATGCATGAAGTTTATTGAATCCAATTATGATTTATCACTGTTGATGAAAAAAGAGATTATTTCGAGTTGCTGTGCATTTGGAACAGATGGTACAGAAGATGTGCATGTGTTAGTAGAGGATTGCCCAATTAAACGGAAAGATACACAACGTGAACGTACTAAGTATCTATCAGTTCCAAAAGGAAGAGAAAATCCTGTATTGCATGAGTGCCAATGTATTTATAAGAGTGGCTATTATGGTGGAGTTCATATGATTCCACCATGTGAGAATTACAAAGGTACGAAGAAAGTAAAAAGAGAAGGAAGAACTCGCTACAAAGTACTTTGTGCGGCATTAGAAAACTAAACAAAAGCGTTATTTTGTAAAAAATACAGTGTAGCGAGGTAGGGTAAATGGAAGAAAAGATTGATTTAATCAAAGAAAAACTCTCTAATGGAAAATCTCGTTTTGAGAATGGTAAGACCGTGGTAGAGGTTAGTTTATCTGATTTAAATGAATTACTAAGCCTAGCTTATGACATAAATAATTATCGTTTAAATGCTTTGTGGAATTTAGGGCAAACATCAAAGGCATGTAAAGAGTATGAAATGCGTAACGAAAAATACGAAGAGTCGTTAAAACTGATAAAAGGAGTAACAAATGGAGTGGATAACGCCATTGTCAAAGATGTGAATCGAATAGCAAAAGAATCATTATTATAACCAAAAATGTTATTTGGATAGAAAGGGGAGGACAGGAATGGAGCTAAATAAAGTTTATCCAGGACATTGTTTAGACGTACTAAAAACTTTTCCGGATAATTTTGTGAGTACCGTGGTCACGAGTCCTCCGTATTGGGGATTACGTGATTACGGGGTAGATGGCCAGATTGGATTAGAGGAAAAGGTAGAAGAGTATGTATCGAATCTTGTATCTGTATTTAGAGAAGTAAAGCGTGTACTAAGGGATGACGGAACACTTTGGCTCAATCTTGGTGATGCATACGCTGGAAGTGGACGTGGAAGAAATGCAGATGGGAAAGGAAATCCAGGTAACAATCATTTTCAAAGTGTTGGCCAAGTTACTGGAATTGTTTCAGTCACAAAATCAGTAGATGGATTAAAACCAAAAGATCTGATTGGTTTACCTTGGCGAGTAGCTTTTGCATTACAGCAAGATGGTTGGTATTTAAGACAAGATATCGTTTGGAACAAGCCAAATGCAATGCCAGAGAGTGTAAGGGATAGACCTACTAAGTCGCATGAATACATTTTCTTGTTAAGTAAGTCGCCTAAATACTATTACGATCACGAAAGTATTAAGGAGCCAGCAGTTTATGGCCAACAAGATGTTCGAGGTTCGGAAGGTGCATTTGGTCCGCCACAAAGAGCAAAAAGAGAAAACAAAGAGAAAGGTTCTTTTAACGGTAAATATGGCCATGAAGCATTTAGAGCAATTCGTGATAAAAGAAATAAAAGATCGGTTTGGACAGTATCAACAAAACCATTAAAAGAAGCACACTTTGCTACATTTCCGGAAGCATTAATTGAACCGTGTATATTAGCTGGGGCGCCAGCTGAAGGAATTGTTATGGATCCGTTCTTCGGTTCGGGGACAGTTGGTCGTGTCGCTGCAAAGCATAACAGAAATTTTATTGGTATTGAATTGAATCCTGGTTATATCGAGATATCTGATAGATTACTAAGTAATGTTCAGTTGGAATTAATAAATCATTTTTGAACAAAATTCTTATTTGAGAGGAAGAAAGTAATGGATATACAGAAACGGTTTCAAAAAGCAATTAAGAACAATGAAAAGGCGATGGAAGAGCTTAGAAATTATACAAGTAATAGCGAACAAGTTAATAAAGCAATTACAGATAGACTGATAAAACTGAATGAAAATAATAGAGAGTTAAAAATGGCATTAGCTGTTAAAGCTGAATTTGATGCTGATGTTGAAGTAGAGGAAATTTAAATAAAATCTTTATTTTAAAAAACGAACAAAAAGTACCATTGGATCCAATGAAAGTTCGTTATTTGGAAGAGAGGGAGAATAAATGAAAACGAGACGTGAGCAACTAGCTTATATGACTGGACTAGTGGAATACAGTGGAGATCCTGGTTTGGAAGCGGCATATCAATTCGGTGAAAGAAATGGAATTAAAGAAAATATCCATGTTGGGATTCATCAAAAAGGAGAACAAAAAGCTGAATGGCTAATGGGGCAATTAATGAATCTAAAATTAGTGAAAAATAAAAAAAAGATAGAAGTTCCGTATCTAATTGTATTTCATCACACAATTAATACTTGTATGAGATTTTTACACGGAGAAGAAAAGTAAACCAAAACGATATTTTATTAGTAAAGGAGAATGAGAAATGAAGTTGCAAGACATAAAAAGAGATAAATCACTTTGGGAGAAAGCAGACATTGATGGTATCGGTAAAACTCTTCTGGTTGAAGAGAGTTATTATGACGGAATTGTAGAATGTGTTGAAAAAATACAAGTAGCGCAAATGAACTTTTACAAAGTCATGTTTGCATTCGGTGAACATATTAAAGTCATTAGAGCAAAGAATCGATTTGAAGCGGTCGGGTATTATTTATTGCATATTATGAAGTACGGAGATATTCATGATGTTGTAGTTGAGGAAATGGATCCAACTGAAAAAATTGAGTGGGAATGCATTGGGTTCCCTGTTTATAGAACGTTAGAGGAAATTTATAAGGAGAATGAAACAGTTTGGTCAGACGATACGCCATGTGTTGTGGTCGGATTAGCTAGCTAAACAAAGTACTTATTTGAGAGAAAGAGAGGAAGCAGCATGGGTTACGGAAATAGAGGAATGGCATTTGAACAATTATTAAACATTACTTGTCGCATGTATAAATCAGCGAATGTAGGTATCTTCAATAAACGTCCAACACCGGTGAAAGTGATAAAAACGAATAAAAAAGGTGAAATAACCAAAAGTGCATGGGGAAGTAAATCTACTGTAGATTACGATGGCGTATATAAAGGAAGAGCGGTTTACTTCGAAGCGAAGTCTACTAAAGAAACAAAAAGATTCCCATTAGATAATATAAGTAGACACCAAATCGATTATTTAAATGATACACAAGCGCATGGATCCATTTGTTTTTTTTTAATAGAATTTAGAACAGATCATATTATCTATTTTGTTCCAGTTTCATTAGTGGCAGAATACTATGAAGCTATGCTATATGATGGTGGCCGTAAATCCATTCCAAGGGAAGAATTTGAAAAACATGCGTATGTAGTAGAAAGAACTGATCGTGCTCTCGTAGATTACCTGGTACATGTAGATAAACTAGATTGGCCGGTTTGTAGCTAATGGGACAAACGAAAGATATTAATAAAAGAGCCATACGTATAAAGATAATAAATTTACAGGATCAACATTGTAATGGATGTGAGCACCTATATAAACCTAGTTATTGTTTACATAATTGTGTAATAGGTAAACAGATAAATAAATTAGGTACTGCTTTAGGAGGAACCTATGTAGCAGATCAGCCGAAACGGAGAACGAAAGCAGAATGGGATGTATTATGTGAGAAAACGTTAATAATGCTAGAGAGCGGAATGACAAAAGTACAGATAGCAAAAGAACTTGGTATACGAGATCCAAGTTATATAAGTGAACAATTAAAAAAGAGGAATCTAAGATAAAAATTTCACATACCGTATTAAAAGGATATATAAAAAATAATACAAGTAATAGTCCACAATTAGAGGGCGTTTGATTATGCATAGGAAAGCAATTCTTCCTATATATAATTCAGCGTCCTCTTTTTATATAAAAGGAGGAACCTGGTATGAAAGATTTAATGAAGCAGTATACCAAAACAAGAAAGACATTAGAAGAATCTAAGGTGGGCGCGACAGAAAAGGATATAAGTATTATTAATGAAATGATTAGTGATATAAATTATGCTCTGGAATGGATGCGTACTGCAAAACAGCCAGGTAAAACAAGAGGGATTGAACGTAGGGCTGCATATGAGCGCGAGAAGCCGTGTGATCCTTTATTAATGCAAAGGTATGTACGTAGTACCGTAATGCCCGTGTATGAATGGGATACAGAAGTGAAAGAGAGTGTTATTTCTGAATGGGATCGTATACAGCTAGAAGATGCATTATCAACTCTAACAGAAAGGGAAAAGGAAATATATATAATGTCTAGAGGGTATGGATTTACGCAGGATAAAATTTCTAATTATTTAAAATTGCAAAGAACTACTGTTCAAGAATATTTAAAACGAGCGGATAAAAAGATTGGTGAGAGAATGAGTGGAAGTCTATTTTGTATAAGATAGGGGCCAAAAAAATTGTGCTCTTAAAGACAGTTAATCTACCATCTAATATTATATCTGTATCCATAATTAAATTGATAAATAAAATGCAGAATATTCGAATTATTTAATTGTAAATATCTTGAAACCGCGGTTTTAAAGGTAATAATCGTTGGATTTCATTATTTTTCCGCTTTCTGAAGGGTATATATTTTTATAGCTTTATGTATTAAGATAGAGCTGTGCTAGAAAATACCGGTAAAAAAGCATAAATAAGGAAAAAGGGTGGAGTTAAAAATGAAGACTGTATTAAGAAATATTGTATCGATGGCTCTCGTACTCGCTTTGTTTGCAACTTCTTTCGCTGGAATCTCCAAAGCTCAAGAGATTAATAGTGAAGAAGAAAAATTAGTACAAGAAGTAGCTGCACAATTGAAATTTGTTGTTGAAGAAGCTGCAATTAAAGATAAACATGGAAGAGTAGTAGATATTGATATTGATATGATAGAAAACAAATATGGTAAAACTGAAGAATTAGAACAATTGAGACAAGAAATCCAACGTGTAAATACACCACCTGGCTATGAAGATCCATTCAAACAAGAAACGGAAGCTGTAGATAACTGTATAGAAAGAAAACTTATAGCAAATTATAAAGAATTTCTATCAGTAGGCTTTATAGGTTCTATTATTGCTAATATTACTAACAAAGAATATGAATTAGCAGCTAGAAAAATGATTAGATTAGGCGTCAAAGGTAATTTAATTGGTTTAGCTGGTCAGCTTGCTTGGTATCTAGGTACATGTATTTATGAAGAAGAAGGCTGGACAGGAAAAACATGGTGATTAATAAAAAACAACCTCTTATTTTCTAGAGGTTGTTTTTTTTGAAGAAAATAACCACATCATAATTTCAAAAAACACTACTATAAATAGTGTTTTTATAAGGTTTTCAAACCAATTGAATTGATTATGATTAGCATAGTTAAAAGCTATCAATACAATATACAGTAGGACTATAAAAATTAACGGTCTCTTATAAGTGAAACTCAAATTATTCACCCCTTAAATACTTACTTAGGAAAGTTACCTTAATACTATGTTAACTCAAAGTGCAATCATTTTCAGTGATTTTCTATATTTCTCCACATTTGTAACAGCCACCCTTTTTTAACGATGCATTCCCATAATAAATTCTCTTTGAAAAAATGTCGAAATTTGTCGTCAGAATGCCCCCTATATATGAGAGGCCGAAACCAGCTCTTGTAGTTAGGTGATGAGTGAACATATAGCGTTGCTCTTCCTTATCTGCAAGAGGATTTTTTTAAAAGGTGCAAGGTAAGAGGTTACGAGCCTTACTTTGTATGTATTTCTTGATTTCAATCGTAACTAGAATAGTCTTCAAAACTTCATTAATTTAAATGGTCTAAACGGAGGAGAGCTTCTGTTCTCCTTTAAGTTGATACCTGTGCCTACTAATAGGGTGTCAATTTAAAGGGGTACGGAAATAGCCCGATATAAAATTAAAAAATTCCTGGGAGAACTTTTACTTCTCTCCTAGCCACTGACGTTAGGCGCGTAGTCAAATTAAAAAAATGTAAGAGTGCGGTGGCTATGAGAGGAATAGAAATTCTAATTATATATTTATTTGAAAGGTGGAAATTTATATGTCAGGAAAATATTTAAGTGATGAGATTGCAGATAAACATTATGAGGAAGCAAGACAATGTGTAATAGCAATGCAAGCTGCGTCAGTAACAATGCTGCAGCGTAGATTTAGAATTGGTTATACGAGTGCAGCCAAGATTATTGATCGTCTTGAAGAAAATGGAGTCATTGGTCCGTATGAAGGAAGTACACCAAGAAAGGTATTAATTAAAGAGTAGCATCCGTAATGGGTGATTTTTTCTTTGTTATATAGAAATTACATATTAAACATAAATAACAATGAATTTGATATCTAAATAGGTATACATTTGTGCAGCGGTTATTTTTGTAGCATCTTATTTGCTGTTAAGGGAAGGTAAGCGCAAACGTGTTGCACTTAATGAAATAGAAAACACGAATAGCCCAACGACGGCTTTGATTTTAAAATCGTTTCCGTTGGGCAATAACATCCAAACTCCGGATCTGTTATGTACATATTCACATGTTACTTTCAGAGCGCGCTCTTTATTCGTGAGCGTTTCAGAAACACGCAAAGGATATTTTACGGCGCCAACCTTTTTTCCTACTTTGCATACTATCGTTATTAACGAAATTTAGTAGTTTTATACATGAGGTGATACATATGCAATTAGAATTATTGAATGATTTAACAACAGAATTAAAGACACGCGTTTTATCTGGTGCAGTTACATGGGAATTAATTAATGCTATTGTATTAGATCGTTTAGAGAGAATAGCAGATAAAACAATAATGAATGAATATGGTATAGGGATGTATGGTGTTAAATGGGAAGATGTTAATTTGAAACCATATGCAGCGCTAGATAATGTTATTGGAGTTAATGATGCTCATCTTATTAGCGGCCTTTCTCCTGGCCATATAAAGAATCTATGTGCAGCAGGTGCTATTGAATCTAAAAAGATTGGTGGAACCTGGGTGATAAATAGAGAGCGGTTTGAAGAGTGGTTCAAGTGCTCAAGTAAAAACGAAACAAACTCAACACAAACCAAATATTGTAAAAGAGAAGTAAAAACCATCTAATGTAACACATCATGTATTTTGTTACATTAGATTTATGAAGAGAAATGCTGTTATATCAACGTTTGGGTCTATTTATAAAAATAACTACCATATTTTATGTAACATATTGTATAATAAAGATACATCTAATGTAACATAACGTATGGAGGGGTAAGGAATGAAGTTTGTGCAACCAATTCGAGATAAGAAAAAATTAGAAGAAGTGAAAGAGGTTTTACGTCGCCAATCTTATCGTGATTTGTTTTTATTTGAAATGGGAATCAATACAGGTCTAAGAATTAGTGACTTATTAAAGTTACATGTAAATGATGTGAAAGAAAGAACTCACATTGTTATTAAAGAACAGAAGACTGGGAAAGATAAGCGTTTCATTATCAATACAGCGTTAAGAGAAAAAATAAACGAATATGTAAGTGGAATGAACGAAACGGATTGTTTATTTGCTTCTAAAAAGACAAAAAAGCCTATCACTAGAATTCAAGCTTATCGAATCATGAATACCGCTGCTGAAAAAGTAGGGCTTGATGAAATTGGAACGCATACGCTTAGAAAAACTTTTGGCTATCATTATTATCAGAAGACAAAAGATGTAGTAATGTTACAAACAATCTTTAATCATTCTGCTCCATCGATTACGTTACGTTATATAGGAATCCAACAAGATGAGATAGATAAATCATTAGAAGATTTCAGTTTATAAATTAGAAACCACAAAAGTAGCGATTACGCTGCTTTTTTATTTTGTAAAGCAATTAGCGTGAGGTGGTGTAAATGGAAGAAGAAACTATAAACGTTCCTACATGCTCTGTTTGTAATGAGCCGTGCATGTGGACATTAAAAATGCCATTAACTATTACA